CCGCCAATAGCACCACGCTTGAGGATTTCTCCTGCCTTACCGCGTGTTGTTGATATACCTGCAAGGGCTCTGTTGTTAAGCCTCAGAGTACCGCCAAACATCTTGCTGGCAATTACAGCTTCAGGGAACAGATCAAGCGCAGCGTATGGAAGACCGCCAAGGATGGCCTTTATTCTATCAGGTTCCCCAGATTGTACTGTTTCACCATAGATATCCGATGCACCCAGTGCGTAGCTATTAGCAATGCTGGCTGCTGCACCCCCAGCAATACCGGCTGCAGTCTTGAGGACTTTAGTTTCAGCTAAGGTAAGTGGGACAATAGCCTTACCAGCAGCCTTGAGTTCGTTGTTGGCTAGAACTTTGGCAGTGATGGCAGCAAGCTGCTCCTTAATAACGCCTTTACCAACGAGACTAGCGACAGCACCGCCTACACCGGTAACAGGGTTAACACCGCCACCTGCTGCTGAGCCACCTGCAAAACCAAGGGCAGTAGTAACCAGAGTCTCAACGATATTTGGACCTTGCTGTGCGATACTTGCAACAAGCCAGTCAGTCACACCGCGCTCAGGAGAAGAACCGATGTCACTGAACGACCTCTGGTATGGCTCAACCTTAGCTAAGTCCTGTGCCTGTTGTTCTACAATACTCTTACCCAGTGTTTCAGCACCGGCAAGCTGCAGACCATAACCAGCAAGTTGTTGTAGGTTGTCTACGCCAATACCGAAGTTACGCGAAAACAAACGCCACGTACTGGGATCAGTAATCTCGCGCACATGCCCCAGATATCCGGCAGAATCAAGAGAAACCCAGTCGCCCTGTGGGGCAGGTCTAGGGGTCGGGTCGTTGAAGTACTCAAGCGACTTAACCTTTTGGGTTTCATCATCAGCCTTGAACGTGCGTCCGTTCACATAGAACGAGTCCAGCGATGGGCTGTACTTAACAGTCGCACTGCCAGTATCCAGAGGCGCGGACTCAGACTGAGGAAGTTCAGGAAGTGAAGGAAGCGGTGGCGGTGCATACGCTGAAGCAGAAAATTGCGGAATTGCACCATAAATATTTGGAGGGGCGACCAGTGGTTGTTCAGCCATTGTGATACCTTAATTTGCGTTTAGTCCAACGGTTGGAAATGGTACAGCAGTAATAACAGGTCCGGGCATTGGCCCACTAGAAGTCTGAACCTCAGGTGGGTTTGGGTTGTACACAAGCATAAATTTTCTTTGCCCCTTCGGTATAATAATGGTCGTACCGTTAGCAGTATCTGTCTTTATTTCAAAGTCGTTGCTATTTTTAAGCGATTCAATTTTAGCTTTATACTCTTCAACTTTAAGGTCTTTGAAGAGAGTGGTTTGGATTTTGGCTACCTCTTCTTGAATTTTTAGATCAGTCTTAAATCTCTCTGTAGCCAAAAATTTATTCCACTCACTGGAAGCTGCTGTTACGTCTGCCCTGTATTTCGAATCGACTACCTGATGAAACTGGCTAGTCATCTCAGCTTTAGTGTACTGCTTTATGTTGCCGTCCTCACCAGCTTGTGGAACAAACTCATTTGTCCCCGGCTTTCTAGTAAGCAAGGCATAAGAACCTGAATCGAGTCTTTGGACTACAACATCAGAACCGGCATAGTTCTGCAGGATATGATTAAACTGTGTCACATCACCGTTTATGTTAAAGTCACGTATGCTAGTATCAATAGCTGCGCCCCATAGTGCGGCATCATGCGCTTGCAATCCAGCAGTAATAGCTTTGTTGCCTTCTCGGAGGCTGTCTTCGTACTTCATAGCAATACCTGCTAGATTACGATTTAATGTGGTGTACAGCGCAGTAAGTTCACCGGTCTTCTGATTATACACAGCGGAGTCCCCGCCGATTCTAGCAGATTCTATGTCTCTACGAAGTTGAGCTTCTTTAATAGAAGCTTCCCCTCTAAGTCTAGCTTCAGCTTCCTGTGCATATCTCTTACTAAGTTCGTTAGTCTGCGTGTATTCATCAACCATAGACTGCCTGTTGGTTAACAGATTCTTCTGGTTCGCCTCCATTTGAGCCGGTGGTTTGTCGATGATGACAGACACTGGGTCTAGTTTCTGTGATATATTAGTTCCAGTGGGGGTAACTACAGGAGTGGTAGCAGTACCAGCAGTACCCTGAGCAGGAGCGGTAGCAGTACCAGCAGTACCCTGAGCAGGAGCGGCAGCGGCGGTGGCAGTATCAGTCTTTAACCCAGCAGCGCCAGTGTCTTTGAACCCACCCATGTTAAGCTGATTGTAGAGGCCAATACCTACGGTGTTGTAGTCACTGCTGTACATGCCATACTGCTTACCATTTTTATCTATCCCAAAATCACCGATGGCTGGAACAATACCCTGATCGTATGACTTATGGCCCGGACCTGTATGGTACATACCGAAGATAATATTTGCTGGGCGATTAGGGTAAGACTGCTGCAAATCTTTAATATACAGGACGCCAGCGGCTGCCTGCTGGTCAGCAGTCAAAGTTACATTATCGTTCCATGTGTATACAGGATTGCCAGTTTTAGGGTCTATAGTACCGCGAGCAGCCATAGGTAGCGAAGCAGCCAACGCCCTTAAAGCAGGGTCAGATGACTTCATAAACTTCTGCCGAGTGGCTTCGTAAGTTCCGGGCATTACTTGCATAATACCCTTAGCCCCTACCGGACTATTTCCAGTCTCAGTATTAAGATTAGACTCCAGAACACCGATAGCCAGTGCGATCTTAGGATCAACACCTGCCCTTCTAGCGGCCTCAATAATAGCTTTTGCCCCCGAAGGCATTTGTGCTGGGTCAGTAATACTTAGAACCGTAGCCATAGTCTGCGATGCGTCAGCAAGCTTATCGTAGGCAGATTGAGAAATAGATTCCCCATTAACAAGAATCCTTGGCTCAGGTGGAGCTAGTTCAAATTCAGTTTTAGCTGCAAATTGACCGGTACGCGTTGTAACTGTTTTACCTAAAGCCCTTGCGCGTTTGTCTGCCTCAGCAAAACTCGGAAGTTCCGAAGTAGGAGTTGCAAGTCCGACAGCCTGAAGTGCAGCCTGTTGTTCAGCCTGTGCTCTAAGTTGATTCGCTTCTGCTGCTTGTTGATCTGTTAGAATCTGACCCCTGAGACCGGCAGCCTGAGACTGCGGTGTTGCCAGATAAGAACCCTGAGGGCCGGGTACATTTGTGTAGACAAGAGGCTCTGCTGGGTTAATTGCAGTTTCTGCTGTAGCTCCAAGGATAGGAGCTACGATCTGTTCTCTAGGAATCGGCGCTACAGTTACTATTGGGGTATTGATATCTGGAAGAATGGGTTGTTGATTAAGATCAAACGCCTGCTGATTCTGGGCATTTCTAGCCGCAGCCAATGCGCGTTGGGTCTGTTCAAGAGTAGCTAGACCAGCCAGATTAGTTGAAAGGTCTTGAGCAAATGCACCGGGCTTCGGCTGGTTTGGGTCAACCGGCAGTCGATTAGTAAAAGCAGCCGACGACCCTTGGTTCGCAGCGTTATATAGGTATCCAAAATCTGCAAGACCAGCCATCTACCGCTCCTTAAACCTGTGATGTCATAAAGGGTCTGGCAAGCGAGCCAAACATATTAGAGTATCCTTGAGCCGACTGAGCGCCGTACTGATTTGCATTGCCCTGCATACCAGCCATAGACCTAAGACCTTCAAGATACCTTGATGGAGTGTTCGGCATCTGGTTGATTGCCGATGACAATGCAGTCTGGCGGGCAGTAAGTCCAGTACCAAAACCCTGATCGTAGGCTGTACCAACATTCTGACCGATGCCAATGTTGGCACGACGACCTTCAGCAGAAGTAAACGCAGGGTTACGAAGCCCAGCCATTGGCATCTCACGGAACGATTCCATCAGTCCACGGGTTCCAGCAATCTTGGCAGCGTTTGCCGCTTGCTGACCGAAGTATGCAGGGTCCATAGTCTTAGCACTGGCGATAAGACCCTCGACCTCTTTCTTCTTGACCTCGTATGCAGCCTGATCTGTTTCTTTAAGGTCCGCCAATTCCTTGGCATACTTATCAGCGATCTGCTGCTGTGGGTTTGGCGCAGCTTGACTCAATGCCATACCAGCTAAGTTCACGCCGCCTTTAATAAGTGCATCAGTAAAGCCGCCTGATGATGCCGCTGCTCTCGTTGCTGCCTGCTGCCATGCGGGGTTAAGAAATGTGTTACCGGAGCCATCAGCGACAAACTTAGCGATGTTCGAAGGGACACCGCCCATACCGAGGAAATTAGTTCCCGGATCGATGCCATTAATTCCCGGTATATACGGAGTAAGACCACCCGTATTAATATTCGGTGGTAGTTGTATAACATTTGCCCCCACTGGAGCCGCACCAGTAAACCCGCTCGTAACTGCTAGATTAGGAGTAGAACCGGCTGTAAGACCGCCGCCTGTACCCGAAGTGCTTAGGCCGGGGATATCAAATGTACCGGTAGGTCGCGGAACCCACTGCCCCATTTCTGGAGAGTATACCATACCGCCGGTTGTAGCTGAAGCATTCACAGCACCAGTCGCAGCCAAGTCAGCACCAGTTGTGCTAAGGTATGGATTAGTTGGTGGTAGTGGGGAACCGGCGGCAATGTAATTTTGAACTGCAGATGTACCCAGCGACGCATCAGGGATTGGAGCATTACCAAAGCCGAATGGGTTACCTGCAAAATACGAACTTGCACCTGCACCGATTCCACCCGTCAATGCACCAATAAGCGGGTTACCGCCTGTAAGAGCAGAAACACCTCCGCCTAGAACAGCACCTGTAAGAGCAGAACCTAAGACACTGGCTCCACCAAAGACCGCAGTTGCAATCATAGGGGCAAAAAACGGAACCGCAATCGATGCGACAATACCGAGGATAGACCCAATGCCACCTTTCTTGTGCTCAGTCTGGAGAACTGGGGTCCACATGGTAGACTCCATCAAGGGGGAGCCGACATACTCGATATTAAAGAACGATGGCTGGGTAGTCATATCTAAATCTCCGTTAGTTCAAATCTCATATGAGAGTATATCTGCTTGAATCCAAAGCGCTCCAGTAATCTTTGCATACCGGGACTTACCCAGCCTTCTATAGTGCGTACACCATTCATATAAGCCCAACCGCAAAACTGTTTCCAGAATTTCTTATGTGCCACCCCGAGATTATTACCGCCTAATGCAATAATATTCAATGCAGGAAATTTTGGGTACATCACAAGTTCTGCCGCCAAAGCTAGAGATACACTACGGTCTGGATTTGTACCGGTCTTATCGTTTGTTAAGACAAAGATATGAGCTTTACCCGCAAATGCGAGAGCCTTTAAATCCGCGATATCAAACTCTCCGTGCATGGCTTCTCTGGTACTCCGTTCCAGCAGTGGTTCTATTAGATGCCAGTACAATTCTAGGTGCGCTGGAATAGTCAACATTAACGGTTCGTATTCTCCTAGCGGTAATACTTGCATTAGGCGGTCTTGCTCGACATGTTGTACTGATCCAGCATCTTCTGAAAGAACTCTGTCCCCTTAGCGTCTACAACATGTTTAGGGATGACGAACTCTCCGCCGGATACGCGAATGGGGATATCATCTGCACGACCCGTACGATCACCGGATGGGCTTCCTGTAGCAATGCCCCCGCCTGCGGCGTACATATTTGGACGAACGCGCCCACCATTTGCCATCTGAGCGACTGGTCCGCTAGCCTGACCACCCATCTGTTGCTGGACCGCTGCACCTGCAAGTAGAAGCGCCATAACGATTCCTTGATCGTACTGCTGCGGTAACTCATCCTCGTCAGCAAGACCGCGTTGAATAGCCAGTGCTCTCAATCGTGGATACAACTCAGGGTTCTGCGCTGCTGCCTTAGCTAACTGAACAGCGGTGTTAAGTTGCTCAAGTGTAAGCTGCCCAGACTGAACAGCCTGCATAAGCGTCTGCTGAATCTTCTGAACAACCTCAGGATTCTGGGACATAAGCCGCTGAACTTCGCCTTCCATATCAGCAGAACTAATTGGGGTAGCAGGAGCCGATGGCATCTGCGGCATTGGCTGTGGAGTAGGAGGAACCATACCGGCAGGGGGAGCCATACTACCGGCAGGGGGAGCCATACTACCGGCAGGGGGGACCATGCCGCCATCCGCATAGGTAGGCTGCATACGGAAATCCAAGACGGGATAATTAGGATTACTAGCGATAGTACCGGTCGGTTGTGTCTGCAAAGCCTGCATATTAATTGACGTTGGTGCGCCAGCGCTAGGCTGCTGAACAGTAGGGGCAGCCATCGGAGCCATCGGAGCAGCGGTTCCTGCAGGAGCAAACATACTGGCAAGTGCAGGAGGCAAGGCGGTGTTAGCTGTAGACGGTGCAGAAGACGAAAACCCCTGCGATCTCATACCACTATAGAAATTCATGTCTATCTCCTACCTTTGTAATTGCCCGATTAAAGCGTTCAGTACCGCCTTGACATATGCTACGTCACCAATAAGCGTATTCACGTCAGTTAGCAACTTCCCATAATCTTCCAGAGACGGGACATCACTTCCCGATATTGTAAAGCCTGCGCCTGTGGCGCTTATCTGTTGGATAGCCAGTTCACCTACTGGCTGCACACCAATCTGCCCAGTGATAACTGCTTCAAACCCAGTGACCCCGCGTTGCCCAGTGAGTAATTCAACATTCTGCTTCACCCCATTGAGAAACTGAAACTGCCACTCTGGCACACCGACCTGCGGTACTGGCGGTAACGCTGAAAAAGTCATGTTGTCCTCAAGCCAAACGGTGTTTCACCAACGTGAATTGCCCTGATACGCGCAGAACCAGTCACAGCGAACTCAAATGTATCTGCCCGATATCCCGGTGGTAGGCGGAAAATATTAGAATCGGCCACAGTGACGTTACAAACAAGCTGCTTATTCGCCCACAACCTGAAGGATACAGGGTACGATCCGGTTACTTCTTTAAGAGCCGTTGTTAGTGTCGGTGTGTTAGCTGTTATATTTTGAGCGTAGGCCGCAGTAATATCTGATGTAAAGAATGGATCACCGTTTACCTGCATGGTATTGAGCGCACCTGAAGTTGTTAGGGTGGCACTTGTTGGGCCATTGAGTGTTCCGAGTTCTGTGACTAACGCAAACAGAGCCGTATTGATGGCTGGAACCAAGAGATTATTAGCGACAATAATCTCAGTATCCTCAGTTGGCGTCGAGTAGTCGCCAACAACACGCGCAGCACCGAGGTTTATGTAGTCCTTGGTGACGATTACCTTAGACTTCCACTCAAGTTGTTGGAGTTCTGTGCCTAGTTTGTCCCACTCAGATAGCGTACCCGACTGATCAGAGATGTAGTAGAAATTATTATACTTACTATCGTAGTACGCAGCCGAGAAATCTATCGGAGTATCGATAAAGAACCCGCCGACCTTATCCTCGCGCTCAAAGATAAACGACCCAGCAGAATGAGACGCGAAGTACTTACCCGCGTAGAACGCCGCAGTTATGGTGGTAGAGTCCAGCTCAGTACCCCATGCGTCCCAATCATAAATAAGTTTGGTGACAATATCGATACCGGCAGACGGATTGTAGATACCCAAACCACCGAAGGTGGGGAACACCACGCCATACCCTACGTTCACAACTCCACGCTTCGATGTGCATGGGAACGGAGCATCAATACGCGCAGACGCCATGTTAGCTGGTGTGCTACCACTGACAAGATGTGGGTAGCTGTTAGTCAGGACAATGATAGACCCGGCTATAGGGGATATAGCAACAATAGGCGAGTCAAAGATAAGGCGGTATTTTATAGGCCAGGCCCAAGGTTTTCCGGGTTCTGAGAAGCACAACTCGTTACCGACAAACCCCACTAGGATGTTATTCTGGGCAGTAATAAGCCCCTTCATATCTGCGTCTGGGGCGTCGTAGTACAAAGATGAAAGCAGGGTTGTCAGACCATTCACATCGTAGTCATCTGTAAAAGTAGAACTTTCATAATACCTAGAGTCGGTGGTTTCCGGTTCTGAGATATCCCAGTAAAGAGTACCTGCGGTACAGGCTGTGGTAGCCTTATTTGAACCGGCAGCAAGATAAGTAAACGAGTACTCATCGACTACGGACTGTACGGTTACATCAGTCACATCAAAAGTTGCGTCAGCACCTGTACTAAAAGTAGTCCCAGATATCTTGATCTTATCGCCAACAAGAAGGTTATGATGTTCAGACACCTTCATTGTTACAGTGTTAGATGTGCGTGATGCCTGCACTAAACTGATTGGGAACCAGACGGTACGAACACGGAAGTAGTCTGAGCCTGAGCTAGAGGTGATAGTACGATACAACCTAAACCCGGTTATGAAATTGTCACCGGCAGGGGGTGCTGTCGGTAGATTGGAAACAGTTATAGTCTGCCCTTCTTTTACATACAGCGTCTCGGACAGGTCGCTAGGTATAGACTCTTCGCCCCAAGGTGTAACCCACGTATAAATATAATTACGTGTGTTTGTATTACCCGCAAGATTTGCCGTTCCGTTTGCCTCACTGGTTGTACCTACTGCTGCGCCAACACTATAATATGTAAAAGTAGTATTATCTATAACAGTGACTTGGGCATTTGTTATATTGAACAACTTACCAACGGCGGAGGTAAATCCTGCTATGGTAACTCTCTGGCCAGTATTTAGACTATGATTACTAGAAGTGATGATTGTGGCAGTGTTACCGGAATCTCTAGCATACGATGTAATAGTCTTCGATGTATAAGACGTAGCCGATGTCACCGGTATAGTAGTGGGAAGCGGGAGTCCAAGATCATAGTACGCTGCTGGATACACCCCGCTGCCATCGACAGCTAGTGCGTAGTTTGTTACCTTCGGAACCCCGTCACCAGTATAATAGATTCGTTGTTCTTCGTCGTTTAGGGTGGTTGTAACAGCGACATCAACATCAGTAAGCCACGACAGCCAGCGATTAATCGTAGGGTCACTCGTATCCCGCATAGGGTAAATAGTCTTAATATCTCCGTTCCTGTTAACATTGCCTACGATTGTCGGTATGCGATAAGGAATTAAGTCGCCGGAAGATACTTTAGCATTGGACGCAATCTGGGCAGCAGCATCTGGTAGCAACTCAGGACTAATCCTAGGTGCTTTCCCTAAAAACTTACTGACTTTGAATGCTGTCACTTTACTACCCCGTAAACTTAGTGTAGGCGGCTGCTAGCTTAACATCATATTGGTTCTTTGCATAGCCGGGACCATTGTAACCTTTAGCAAATCCTGCCCAATCTAACGCCTGTAGATTGTCGATAAGCCCTGCAGATTTGATGAACCCCGTCATATGCCGCAACTGGCTTACCTCAGCATCCATAGCTTGCTTAACCATTTGATCAACGGAAGCGCATCCTACCATCTTGAAGTTAGAGCCCATTACCTGACCTAACCCCCAAGATGTTGACAGGAGTGATGCGTCCGCGTCGATATCATACGCCGCAGCAATCTCCGCGTACACGGCATCTGACCCTTTCGGATACGGCTTCTCACCCCACTTCGGATATGCGAGCCCCATAGCCACAGCCTGATCCAACTCAACAGGTTTTGTCTTGAGATGCTTGAAAAAGTGGTGGCGTTCAAACAAGGCTTTAGGGCGACCAGCTTTATCAAACCCAGAACCGGCAGACTCCACAGCGAGGACAGCACGAAGAGCGGCCTCTTCAACACCGATCTCTGCTGCTACGGTAGCGACATCTTCTGGCTGCATAGGTAGTGCAGCACCCTTAAAATCATCCATCGTTATTCCTTTGGTGTCGAGTTATAGATCATCTGGTCTTTCTTCTGAGAACCGGACGACGAGCCGAAGTAGAAAGCAATGATACCACCCCAAGCGGTTTGCAGCGCACCGAGCAACAAGAGCAATGCCTCATTCCCTGTCGTTGGCAACCCGTAGATCAGTATGTAAATCATTATAGAGAAAAACCCAACTGTAACTCCGATAGCCAAAGCCCGTGGAATCCAGTCTTTTGTTTCTTTCTGCATATCTCTTGCAGACTTACGGTCGTCTACTGCAATGCGCTCAAGATCAATGTCGAGGCTTTTCATTTGGACTTTGAAGTCGGCATCAATTTTCTTGACTACCGAGAGTTGCTCAGGGGAAGCCGAAGATAGGGCCACAGAGAGTTCTTCCACAGACCCGTTTTCATTACCAAGCAAAGCTTGAGACAGGGCTTTCACACCCATACCAGCTAGGGGACCGCCAAGTGCAGTAGCAATACTAGGCGCAATAGAGCCGAGTAGCGGCCCGAATGTTTTAAGTAGGTCCATCTTTACCTCCGGTTGACTTAGAACCAAGCATGATCCCAGATAGAGTGCCTGTCAGGAACGTAGCGATTGGCGCGATTAATTTGAAAAATTCTTGGTCATTTGGTGCTTGCCCGTCAATAGGTTGTACAACAAATATCAGGCTGTACAGAACAGCGAACACAGTTCCAGTCAGGGTCAAGCACAGGGACACCCCGATGATAAACTGAAGCAAGGCGTGGAGTTCGTCTTCCTTGATCCTCATCTTGCTACGGCTCCGCACGGGTTTCTTTTTAGGGTGTCCGCGGAACAGGTTCCAGAAGCGGTGCAAATAGGAGGATTGCATTCGGGCGATTCCCAGTTAGCGGGGTCTTGACACGGGTATCTATACCGATCCTCGCACCCTGCCAAAGCAATTAGCGTGATGATAAGAAAGTATTTCATTTTTGAGTAAACAAAACCATTCCGATGCCAACGCATACGGAAAACAAAACAACAGCACCGACAAGCCAAAGCCCCATAATCAGGTCTTTGCGGTTTTCTTCGGCTTCACGCTGCGCGGCTGCGGCTTCGCGGGCTGCCTGCTTACGCATCTCAGTTACCTCTTTTTGAATAGACGCCCACGCACCAATGCCATACGCACCTACAAACAAGTTGCGGGTATCTAACTGTAATTTCTGAGCTTTTTGCTTTAAGGTATAGAGTTTAATTGCCTCGGCTTCGAACTCAGCTTGACTCTGGAAAAGCCGTTTATTTCTTTTGCCGCTGGTGAGCTGAGTAATCTGGGCAATGCGCCCAAACAAACTGCCAACTTTTTCGGCAACGTCCAGCATCTCATGGCCTGAATCGACCGCACCTTTAATACTGTTATATAGTGCAGTCGCTCCCGCGATGAGAGTAAATGGGTCCATATCACATCTTCTTCTTCATTTTAGCCATAGTCTAAGCTCCTTTTAAAAGAATAGTAGCGAGTATACCAGCCATGCCTAGGATCAATGCTGCAGCTGCGTTAAGCATGATCTTCTCTAACCTATCTACACGCGTTATAAACGTATTGTAGCGTTCTGCACAGACGGCTTCGTGTGTAAGGAGCTGCTTTTCAATTTCTGCGGAAGTAGCCATCATCATCTCCTTATACATAGACTGTAACAATTACACGACCAGCAC